TACACCGGACCACGCGGCGGTGAAGGCTGGGAGAACAAAGTAACGGGCGAACGGGTCTACCAGAAGGACAAGCCCGGCACAGGCGAAGCTGCGGACGATGCGGGCGGGTCCGAATCGCCGGAGCAAAACACAGTCGACCTCGTCGGCGAGACCTACACCTTCGATGACATCCCCGAGGGCACCCGCCTCGACGTCGGGTACATCGACGAGTCCGTGTTCGTCGAAGGCTTCGGCGGTGGTGGTGACATGCCGCCCATCATCTACGCCATCGGAACCTCGGGGCAGAAGTACAGTGTAGAGCCGCGAGACGTCATCGACTTCGGCATACCCGACCCCGAGTACCAGAAGGAGTATTCCGCCGAAGAGTATGAGGCGATGTCGACCGACGCCCGGCTGCTTGAGTCATTCAAGACGGCGACGAACGTCAAGTCGTTCCGCGAGTCGGGCGGCGAGGGCGGGAGCAACAACGGCGACGTGTTGCAAATCCTCGAACAGCCCGACGGGTCGAAAGACTTCGCAATCCCCGTCGAGCACATCAAGGAGAACTTCAACACGGACGTCATCACGAGCAACCTTGTCGCGTCGTCACTGCTTGCGTCACTCGGGGTGCGTGGTGTTCGCGCCGCGGTGACCACGGACGCAACAGGCGTCGAGTACCTCGTCAAGGATGGCGCGGAAGGTGTGGCCGGACACTATGCACAGGCGGAGCAGAACATCTCCCTACGGCAGCGAAAATTCATCGCCGAGGATAGGGTCGCCATGTTGTTCGCCGGGTGGATGCTCGGCAACAATGACCTGCACGCAGGCAACTACTTCTACAATGGTATGCCTGACGGAGACGGGCCGAGCGGACACAGCATCATCGACCACGACTTCTCCTGGGTGGGCGAAGGCATATTCCGCGCGGGGGAAGAGGCATCCATCAGGAACGAGACAGAGACGGCTATCCTCGAATACAAGACCTTTGCAAGAGACCTTCTGGCAGACGAGCTTGAGACGAAAAATGAAACGGTCAACGGCGACGCTGATGACATTGTCGCCCGCGGCATAGCGAAGGTTGTGAACAACTACGCAGACGGCATCGAAGGCTATGATGACGACGTGCTCCGACATGACGAGACAAACGTGCTTGTCGCGGACCTCGCGTCAGAGTTCGACATGGGCATGGAGATGGTGGCGCGGACGGCGGTCCAATACATGAGATACGCAAATGTCGGAGACTTTACCGACATGCTTAGTGATGAAGCCCGCGAACTTTTCGCCGAGGAGTTGGGGCAATCATGATACGCTTCTTCCAGATTGACATGGACTCGGGCGAGTACGAAGAGGTGGACCAGTGGCACCTCGGCGAAGAGCCGTCGGAGTTCATGCGGCGTGTCATGCCCGCGGAGGAGTGGGCGACGATGGACGAGGATGACATCGTCAAACGTATCGACGGCCCCGCGCTGTTGGCGACACGCGACGAGGACCAGAAGCAACTGTCGGAGTGGCGACCGTACAAAGGGCCGCAGGGTGGCGAGGGCTGGGAGAACGCTGTCACGGGCGAGGTGCGGTTCCAGGAGAAGAAGCCCGAGGACATTGCCCCACTCCCGGAGGAGGAGTCGGGCGAACCTCTCGGCGAGGTGACCGTCCCCGGTGACTCCGGAGCCGGCGATGGCGAGATAGACTACACCGACCCCAATCAGGTCAAGGACCAGGTCGCAGAGATTTTCGAGCGGTACGAGGGCCGGGGGCTTCCGGTTGAAGTGCTCGAAGATGAGGGTGGTTACACCGACCAACTGATGAACATGGTCGACGCCGACGCCGACCCTGCTGACATCGTTGACGTCATCGAGACGTTTTCTGACATACCGGAACTCCGACCGGCGGCGGGAGCCAACGAGGTGTACCGCCACTTCGAGAAGAAAATCTTCGAGTCAGCGGAGGCGGAGGTCAAGCTGCCTGATGGCGAGACGCTCACGGTTAGCGGTGCGCCTGGAGGCGAAGACGTCAGCACGGCCATATACGAGTCATTGAATCTGTCGGAGGAACGCGCCGACGTTGTCGACGAGATGCGTCACTTCGCCACCAACTTCGCACCAAATGCAGACACGATGTCGCCGCTCATCATGGCAGCGGCGACCCTGTCGGGTCGACCATTCATGGGCGACCCCGATGAGATAGGTGAGCGCATCAGCCTCGACGTCAGGGGGTCGGCGGCAGACATCCGCGATGTGGCAGAGGTAGAACGGCGGATACTTGCATCGCTGTTCGGACCATCCCCGAAGCTGTATCGCGGCCAATCCATCAACGCCGACATGGAAGGTGTCACTGCGTTGGATAAGGACGGCGAGACAATCATCAGTCGGGTAACCCAGAAGTCATATTCGTCGTGGTCTCTCGCACCGTTCACGGCGATGTACTTCGCCGGGGTTGGCTCAAACGCAACCCCGAAAATCTTGTTGGTCGACGGCGACGACACACTCGACAACAGCATCATGTCGATGGTCTCGGGGCAGGGCTACGACATAGAACGCGAAGTGCTGCGTGCAGAACCCGAACAGTCTGTCTATGATGCCGGACTCGCAACGGCGATGCAAGCGGAAAATTGGCCAGAGCCGGATGAGTTCGAGGAGCGTGGTATCGACCTGCTGGATACCACGGACGGATACATCGAAGACCGAGACGTGCGCCGCAAGCTGTACACAGACTGGTTAGAGTCGGTCAAGCAGTGGCCGTCGATGCAGCGCCGTCGCGAGGAGCAGGGCAAGGCACTCGCCCGCGCACTCGACGGTGGCGACAAGTGGCGCAAGTACCGTGGCCCCCGTGGCGGCGAGGGGTGGCAACATGTCGAGACGGGCAACGTGGTCTACGGACCCGAGAAGCCAGGCCCCGGCGACAGCCGGCCCGAGGAGGTTGCGCCCGACGCGAAGCAGACACCGGAGCAGGAGTACGCACAACGATATGCACCCAATCCCACGGCAGACATTGAACGGTTCCGCGAGGACGAGACGATGAGCGAGTTACTCAATGGCGAGGTAGGGGTCAACACCGAGAAGGGGGTGGGCGGGTTCACAATCCAACGCAACCTGCAAGCCGAAGGCTACGATGTGTTCGAGGAGGACACGTGGTCGGTCGCCATAGCCTCGACGAACATCCCCGAGGAGCAAGAGATGACGAAGGACGACATCATCGACTTCTACGAGACATGGATGCCGGTGCTGGAGGACTTCCCGTCGCTCCGCATCGGCGGCTTCTGGATGGAGGACGAACCGTACAAGTCAATCGACCTCGTCGTGCAGGTCGACGACAAGGACGAGGCCGAAGAGGTGGGCGAGTTCGCAAATCAAGAGTCAATCTTCAACCCATTCTTCGCCGACCAGACGGGGTTCGACATGAGTGAAGGCGAACTCGAAAAGTGGTCCGTGTCGACCGGCGGCGACGGCGACTCCCCCATCGAGACGCCCGAGGAGGCACGGAAGCTCTTAGATACCATCGAGTCCAAGAGGCAACTACACACGATGAGCCGAAGGATGGAGAAGGGCAGCGGCGGAGCCGACATGGTCTGGGAGCGTGACGACGGGCTGCGCGTCAGCGGCACCACGTTCGTCCAGCAGTTCATCCACGCATCACCCGCACTCGAACCCGCCGAGGATGGACTTATCGTCGACGGTCGCCTATGGAGACGTATCCGATGACCGAATTGCAGGACAACTCGGGTCTCGTCGCACTCGGGTTGTACAACATCTACGAGCAAGAGAAGCAGCCGGACGAGTCGTTCCGACAGTGGCAGTCAAAGCATGTCGGTGCGGCGATGTTCACCGAGGCTGACGTCCGACAGGTTCGACGGGCCATCGCAGAGACGGAGGGCTACGACACGCCGCTTGATGCGGTGCAGCTTGCCGCAGAGTTGCTCGACCGATGACGAACGTCCGCCCCATCGAGTACGCGCACATGGATGCGTGGGAGGCGGACATGCTGCGGATGCACCAGGAGTCATTCGAGCAACCGACCAACCGCGCACTGTTGCAGTTCACCGAAGGTGAGACACCGGAGTTCGTGCTCGATTATCTGCGGACCTCAATCGACGCGGGGTCACTGTTCTCGAACATCGACGCCATCGGGCCGATGCGGCTGCGGCAACTGCGCCGACTGTTCAAAGAGACGCTAACGCAGGAGGGGTGGACCATCGACGACGTGGCGGACAACATCATGCAGTTCGAGCCGTCGCTGTCACGACAGGAGGCAGAGACCATCGCCCGGACCGAGACCGCCTCGGTCGTCAACAGCGCACGGGAGATAGCATACGAGCGGCGTGGCGACATGGCCGACGTCCGGTTCTACTGGTCGGGCGTCCTCGACAACAGGACGACGCGGGCGTGCGAGTGGCTCATCAAACAGACGAACCCGTTCCACGACGGAACGCCGGTCGGCTTCGATGAACTCAAGGACCTGATAGAAGAGGCACCGCGACACGACCCGGATATGCAGAATGACATCGCCCGCCCGGAGGATTGGGTCGTGCACCCGAACGAGCGAAAGACGTTCGTCCGCTACCGCGAGGGGATGGAGAACTACCTTTAGAACCCACCGACCAGCCCGGAGGACACGCGCTCGAACATGTCCTTGACGTCGTCAGCGTGGTCCTCCTCGACGTATATCTCAATGCCCATCGAGAACACGTTGGACGTGTGTGCGTACACAGTCATGACGGGGAACTTTGCACCGGCCTCGCCGTTGCTCAAGTCGTTGATGAGGTCGGATGCGTCGGTGCGGTCCATCGTGCTGTGCCACGAGTTCTTGACGCGGACGAAGTCGCCGCCGCGACCGGGCGTCTCCGAGTAGCCGCGCCACGCATCGGTGCTGACCCAATGCTGACCGCCCATTATCTCGACCGCGGCGTCGAACACGTCCGCAGGGAGGTCGCGCGGTTCGAGGAACTCACGCGAGTAGATTGAGTGGTCGAACATGATGCCGGAGTCGTACTCGTACTTCGCCTTCGTGCCGTCGGGCATCGCGATGACCAACGTGTCCGAGTGCGAGTCGAATGACTCGCGGCAGTACAAGCACATGGGGCCGGTCGGCCCGTCGTCGATGCGTCGGTAGGTCGCGTGCTCGTCGTCGAGGACATAGTCGTGGTCCTCGGCGTAGTCCATGCCGTCGATGGACTCGCCGCAGATGATACATTCGCCGATGGTGTAGTCGTGCGTCATGGTTGTTGTCGGGGCGTGTGCCCCAGGCCCGCCGGGGGGAGTCGAACCCCCCGTGCGCCAACGCGGGCAATCAGTTGAACAGGACGAGGCGACCTTCCATCTCCGTGGCGTAGGACAACAGGAAACCGGCGTCCTGGATGAGTCGTTCCGCGAGCAGACCACGATACGGGTCACGGATGGACACGTACACCGTGCCGTCGTCGCCGCGCGTGACGGAGCCGTTGCACTCGGGGTATCTGTGGCACAGTGCTATCGCGTCTCTCCATGCGTCGCCTGTTGTTTGTTGCATCTGTACCCGTACCAACGGGTGCAACTGTATTAACTGTATCCCACTCTCGCCCATCTTTTTTCCTCGTTCCCCGTAAAGTATATCCCCTGCACGCCCGTAGAGTAGGATGCCGTTATGGCACGAACAATCCCAATGCCCTCGTTCTCGCAGGGCGACACGCTACGGATGTACAGATTCGGAGACCGGTCGCACCCCTTCATGGACCACGTGGCCTCGGTGATTTACCAGGCCGGCGACCCCCGCGGCATCAACCCGGAACTGATGCTCGATGCACAGTTGTCGCTGCACAAGGACGACGGCGAGGTTGTCGGCGTGCAGTTGTCGTACATGCACCGCCGCGACAACCAGCAGTTCCAGTTCGCACGGAGTGCGATGAACGCGCTCCGGGAGGTCGGGTACGAGGTGGACTTCGCCCCCGACAAGCGGACGTACAGCGGCGAGCACGAAGGCAAGATTCTGGTCACCGGCCACAAGATGCTCGGCGGGCATCTGCCGACGGTGGTCGAGGTCGATGACAGTCCGAAGGTGATGAACATATGAGTGACATCGTCATCCTCGACCTCGGCGAGGCCGAGTCGGAGGCGTTCGGCATGGGCTGCCAGGAGTTCGACGGTGTCGACGTCGACGACTGTGACGAGATAATCGACTTCGATGCCGGCAGCATCACCGACGGTGCACGGTATGCGAACATCATCCTACCCAACCTCCGCGCACTCGCAGGCATGGGTGACGACGGAACCGGGTGCTACACCGAGGACCGCGAGGTCGCGGTCATCCCGCCCGAGGCACGAGGCGACCTGCCGATGGACGGGTTCACGACGAACGCGGACTACCTCGTCTCTCGGTTGGTCGATGCCTTCTTCGAGGGCGCGTATCTGTCTGTCGAAGAGGCGTTCGAGGAGAAGGAGTTGCGGATAGAGATGACTGGTCAGTGATTGAGTAGGCCCCGTAAGTCCCGCCGACGGAAACAGGCGCAAAACGTCGGGGTCATCCGCTACGGCCACCCACCTGTTGTTCGGGCGACCGGGGGCCGTCTATTCGTTTGGCGTCTCGTCACTTAGGTCCATGCCCGAGTCGTCGATGACGAACTCCCACGTCACCGGTCGAGAATCGTCGACGCCGTGCACGGTCGCAAGTCGTTTGGCGATACCGTCGACCGAACCGTACCCTATCTGCGATACCCACTCGGATGGCGGCTTCGGGCTGGGTGACTCGAAGACCATCGGCCCGGACTGCACGGACTCACGCCGCGACTCATGGTAGTGCCCGCGATACGCGACGTCGAACCCGAACTCATTGAGCCATCCGCGCCACCGGCCCATGCTTGCGGCTGTCGAGTCGACGTGCTTGTGCGAGTCCTGCCCGTGCGTTAAGAAGCCGGTCCATCTCCCGCCCCGCATCGGGAAGGTGCGGAACCACGTCGCCTCGGACGTGACGAAGTTGATGTTGTCGATGCCCGACTCCCGAAGGCGGTCGTCAATCCACCGGTACACGACGAGGTCCATGTTGGCCTGCTTCGACACACCCGACGCTCTGGTCTTGCCGTGGTTCCCCGGCTGCGCGATGATGTTGACCGTGTCGAAGTGCTCGGCCATCGTCTTCGCCTGTCGTGTCAGCGCGTTCACGGCGATACTCATCTGGTCGGCCAACATGCGTTCGACGTCGAAGGCTTGACCGTCGTAGATGTTCTCGTTCGTAATCATGTCCCCGCCCCATAGCAGATGGAGCGTGTCGATGCCGACCGAGGCGTCGGTCATCATCTGCGATAGCTGTATGGTCTTCGTCGTGACGAAGTCGACCACCTCCTCGGCGATGCGCGACGAGTAGATGACGTGGCCGTACTGGTCCTCGACGACGTCGCCGATATGCAGGTCGGTCAGGTGCAGCACGATGTCCTCGTTCCCCGGCACCGGCTCCTGCACGGCGATGGGTTTGTCCTTGCCGCGCAACCGGCGCAGGATGGTCGCCTCGACCTCGGTCACGAACTCGTTCGCCTCGCGTGTCTTCCGCCCGGTCTCCTTCGTGGACACCCGACGTGTCTTCGGCGAGTCGACCAACGCATACGCACCGGCACCGCGGTCGAACTCGATGGCGATGTCCTTGTCGCGTATCTCCGAGATGCGCCCCCGCACCCGTGACGTCGCGATGTCCAACAGGTCCGACAACTCTTCGGTCGAGGCCGGCAGATGGAAAACCAACTCTTGCTCCTTGTCTGTCAGCTTCGACGTATCCGTCATCAAGTATCCGTGACCGTGCTGCGGGCATAAGCTTCTGCCAACTTACCGATGCTTTATGCAGACGCCCGCGGAGCTTCACGTATGCCCTTCGCCGGCTATGAGAACTTCGATGCGTGTGTCGCATCGAACCAGGACAAGAACGACCCCGAAGCATACTGCGCTGCCATCCAGCAGGAGGTGGAAGGCAAGCAGGCGATGTCACCGGTGGCACTCGCCGCGTCCGACCGCGACCCATGCTGGGAGGGATACGAGCAGGTCGGGATGAAGGAGGGGGAGAACGGACCCGTCCCGAACTGCGTGCCGAAGGGGAAGTCGAACAAGGCGATGTCTGCGCTCGTGTTCACGATGCGCGACCTCGAAGGCGCACCCATCCGAAGGCAGTCGCTGGGGGGCAACAAGGTTCGCTACCGCGACGTCAAGCTGTTGTCGCCGGGCATCTGGACCGACGCCGGTTCGCAGTCCGCCGCGTACTACTCGCCCGACGGCATCCGCAACCTGCGGGCCGAGTACGACCCGAACAAATATCCCGGCCCGCCGGTGAACATCCAGCACGATGTCGACATGGCGACGGGCGAGACGCACGACGCCTCGGTGGCTGGTTACGTTGACCCGAACAGTCTTGCTGTTGATGATGCTGACAATCTATACGGCGATATTGTCATCGACCGTTCGCGGAGCGCCGGTGCCTACGCTGATGATAATCTGATGTCGGCGCTTGAGTCGAAGGGTCGGCTCGGCTTCGGCGGACCCTCGGTCGAGATACCAGCGAAGGGACTGCAAGAGGTGTTCGACCCCGCACGGAACATGCCGGAGATTAAGGGTGGTCTCATCTCCGGCCTCGGACTGGTCATGGACCCCGCGGCGAAGACTGTCTCATTTGCGAAGGAGGTCGCACGCCGTGGCGTCGCGATGAGTGGCACTAACACTAAGTCCTACTACCTCAAACGAAGCCTCATGGACACCGATGGTATCCGAGATGTCATGGACCGGTATGGCATCGAGACAGGCGGCAAGTCAGACGAGGAGTTGGCGATGATGGCCGAAGAGGTAGCGGTCATGGCACCCGAGGACGAGGAGCCGATGCTACCCGAGGACCGACAGGCCATGTACGAGGAGGACGAGATGTACGACGACTCGTTGGGCGAGGAGGACGAGATGATGCAGGACGCCCCCGGTCCGATGCCTCCGATGGACGAGGAGGAGGAGTTGGACATGACCGTCGAGATGGAGGAGGAAGAGATGTACGAGGACGAGGAGGAGATGGCGATGGCCGAGGGCATGGAGGAGGACGAAGACGAGATGGATATGCAGATGGGGGACATGCCCTACGACGACGAGGAGGAAGAGATGGAGATGGGTGGGATGCCCCGCGACCAGAATCCGCTACTCAACCCCGACACCCCCGACGACGAGGACCGCGACATGTCCTACTCGCCAGAGAAGGGTTCACTCCCGCAGCCGATGAACGCGGACGAGGACCAGTTGATGGAGGACGACATGGACGAGGAGGAGATGGTCGACGACGTCGGTGGTCTCGAACAGCGCGTGGCCAACCTGGAGGATGCCATCAGTCAGGTCATGTCCGCGCCGCGAGTGCGACAGGAGATTAAGCGAGAACTGTCTCGCGTCAACCGCCGCCTGTCGGCAGTCGAGCGACGACCGCGGTCGTCGAAGACACTCGCCGATTCCGAGGGTTCGGAGTGGGCGGACGCAGACCTGGGTATCATCAACACCGGTCCGGGCAGCTACTCCCGGTAAGATATAGGCGCATCTTTTTTAAGATATAGATTTACCATCGGGACGTATGTCCTTTAGTCAAGGTGAACATACGTTCGAGGACGGCATCCTCATCAGCGGCGAGGAGATTCGCGGGTACACCGCGGCCTCCGCGCTCGTAGCAGGTGAGCCGGTGGCGGTCTCGGGCGAATACGAGGTAGATGCTGCATCCGACGCGGGTGCCTTCGTCGGTGTGGCGGCATACGATGTCGCCGCGGGCGAAGAGGTCGCTGTCCTGAGCGATACGTGCGAGGTTCGCGGACTGCTGGCAAGCGAGGCCATCAGCGCGGGCGACGCCGTGACGACAGCAGGCAGTGGAAAGTTCCGAGTCGCAACCGGTAGCGAGAACGCGGTCGCTCTCGCGCAGACCGGTGCGGGCGGAGACGGCGAGACGTTCCAGGCGTACCTGACGTTTGTCGTCGGTAACTTTGGAGGTACCTGATGAGCACAGTCACTGATGCCCGGAACAAGCTGTTCAAGCACGGACAGCAGGGCAACTGGCGATTCAAGGGGCTGCTGCTTGCAGCACTCCCCGGCTCCGGTGTATCGCAGCAGGAGGTCGCACGGGCGTGGCCATCCAGCGGGAACCCATCGCAGTACCGGTTCCTCGCGAAGAACCCACGGTACGACCCCACCGAGGAGGCACGACGCAAGGTCGTCGCCACACCCGGTGACGACACGTTCCGGCTGTTGAAGGACTACGCCGCACGCGGCGGCATGTCGAAGACACTCGGTGCGTCGAAGCCAAAGAACATCGGCGGTCACTCACTCGGCAGCGGTGTCGATGACATGATTAAGCGCGCACTGTTCGCGTCCGCCACGCCGGAGGAGGTCGACATCCTGTTCCGCGAGCAGCTTCTCGACGTCGTGATGGAGGGAGCACAGCGCCGACAGATTGCGCGTGATGCTGCCAACGTCATCAACGTGGACACTCGCAAGGGAGACATCCCTGTCGCGCAGGACCAGACGTTCGCGACGCTCACCCGCGAGGGTGCAGAGATTCGCGATGACGAGGAGGAGTACACGACCGTACCCTACGAGACGCAGAAGTTCGGCATCGGTGCCCGCATCACTGACGAGATGACCCGCCACGCGATGGTCGACGTCATCGAGCGACAGATTGAGTACGTCGGTATGGCTGCGGAGAACTCCATCAACCGCGTGTGGCTCAACGAGTTGGTCGACGGTGCACAGAACAACTTCGACACCGCCGGGGCGGACCAGGGTGTCGCAGCCATCAACGGTGCATACGGCGAGGTGGACAAGGACGACTTCGTGCCGGACACGTTCGTCACCCACCCCGAGTTCCGTACCACGCTGTTCGACGATGAGAACATCGCGTTCGCGAACCGCGCCGGCACGGATGATGTCATCCGCGAGCGTGTGTTCGACCCACTGCTGGGTGTCGAGCACTACGGTGCATCCGACTCGGTCTACAACAGCGATGCGAACGACTGGGGCTATGCTGCCGACGGCGAACTCGGTGCCGTGGTCTATGACCGCGAGGCCATCCACGTCATCCTTGAGAACGACATCGAGGTCAAGGACTACGAGGACCCCATCCGCGACTTGCAGGGCGTCAATGCTCGTGTGCACGTCGACGCTGTGTACTCACAGGGTCGCGCTGCCTCGACCATCGAGTTCTGACCTGACCCCTTCTTCATTTTCGACCTGACCACCGCAACAGATATGTAGGCCGGCGAACGTTTTGCCACACATGAGGTTCCGCCGCGACCGGTCGGGCAAGCACACCGACAAGGAGTGGCATCGCAACAGACACATCGCACGGACGTACACATTCGGCATCGAGGACTGGTCGGACGAGGAGATAGTGCGGTACGACCTTGAGACCGCAGACATCACGGGCCGTCTCAATCCACGGTCGTTCCGCTTCGACCGGGACATCGACATATTGAAAATCAACGGCACGGACATCCGAGAACTCAAAGACAGATGAGCAAGGTCTTCCCGTCAATCCTCCCCGGACAAGCGTTCGTCGACGAACGATACACGGAGCGAGAATTGGCGCGGATGGAGTGGCGTGAACTCCGAAGCATCGCGGCATCGCATCCGTCGGAGGAGGTCAACGGGTCGATGTCTCGCGACGAGATGGAAGCTGCGCTGGTCGGCGCACGGCGGGTATGAGTTATCGGCTGCTCGAACAACGTGCCATCGACACGGGCGACAGCCACCTCATCTTCACACGCGAACAGTTGGACAAGATGTCCAACACGATGTTGCGACGACTCGCCGCCGCGGCGAACTCCGACGAGATAAACGGCAAGTCGGTCAAGTTGCAGATACATTACTACCTCGCGTGTCAACGGTCACTTGATGAGTACAAACACGACTGACTACACGTTCCCCGAAGTGTGGGGGTTGATGACTGATGACCAGCGCGTGCTGTGGTTCGCCGAGGAGCGGGCATACCGACAGGCGCAAAGACAGAGCGCGGTTGCACCATCATTGAATAGGGGAGACGGCGAAGGCGAAGTATGACCATCACAATCGACGACGTCGAGTTGTTGTCCGCGAAGGGGTGGAACAACTTGAGCGACAGTCGGAAGGCAGCGCTGCTCGACGACGCGGTTCGAGAATCGGAGACACTGTACTCCGACCGCAACGCACGGTTCCCCACACTCGACGGTGACCGCGACGTGTTCGTCAAAAACCTCGCCGCGCACAAGTGGGAGTTGGCCGAGGGCGGACAGGCGACGTCAGAATCATCGCAGGGTGGGTCGGCATCATTCGCAGTCACGCCTTCGGATGACTACCTGTCACTGACGCACTTCGGCGAGACGGCACGTCGCCACATCCGCGATGACGAGTCGGTCGCTATCATCCGCAGCTATCCATGATTAAGCTGGACATCAGGTCGACCGACGCCGACCCAGATGTCGGCGAGGATTACCAGGAGCGAGTGCGTGACTTCATGCAGGAGGCAGCGGACATCGGGTTCGGCGTGTCGCAAGAACTCGCACCGGAGGACCGCGGACTTCTCAAGAGCACGGCGGTCGTGCCCGAGTTCCGCAACAAGAAGAAGCGCATCGTCTTCGGCTACACGCAACCGTATGCCGGCGAGATTAACTACGGTGGGGAACCGCGATGGGTGCCCATCGACCCACTCATCGCATGGGCGAAGCGTCGCGGCAAGGACGAGGGGTTCGCCTACGCCGTCCAGCACAAGATAGCGCGGGAGGGTGTCGACGACCAGCCGTACCTCGACCCGCCGGCACACGATGCCGTGCGGAGATTCTTGAAGACCAATGAACCCTGACGACGACCTGACCGAGGCGATACTGTTCGTGCTGCTCGACATCCATCAGGAGTTGACACTGCTGCGTCAGTCGGCGGGCATCGTCGCTCCCGAGGAGGATGACGACCTACTGTTCTGCACGACGTGCGCGGCGCTCATCCCCGAGGACAACAAGGTGGAGCACGCGACTGCCCACCACAATTGGCATAGTGCTATGGGCGACGACCTACTCAATCAACTATATGTCTACGACCCAGGCGAGTGAGTTGGTCGACGCGCTGTACGACATCCTGGAGTCGGCGACATCGTGGTCGGGCGAGACGCCAGAGGTGTACTACTCCTTCGAGATACCGCAGTCGGAACGCGGCCCCGGTGCGGACATGCCCCCGCAGTTGTACGTCCACGAGATAGCCCCGGCGATGGTCACGAAGTTCACCGCGGACAACGACGAGATGGATGAGATACATCAGGCCGAGATACAGATATGGGTGCTGAAAGACTCGTCCGACTACACAGCCATCAACACGATACGGCGCGACGTCATCGCCATCGTCAGCGACCTCTTCGCAGACAACAACTCGGAGACGCGCTTCGTCGATTTTACCATCGAGCAGTTGGGCGACTACCGGCAGCAGTCGACCGCCATCAAGAGCGACCACTTCATCCACACCATCCACGTGAATGGGCGAAGACTCGCCGCCGCTGGGCTATGAGTTTTTGTATGGTCCATCGTAGCAACCGACAGTGACGATGAGTGCTATCAACCACACCCCACACTACCGACTCAAGGTCCAGTACATGAGCACAAACCTCGACCGCGCTATCGGCTTCATCAACGGCGTTATGAGTTCCATCCTCCTCGGCATCATCTTTGTCTACACCGTGATGGGCAACGGCGTCACCTGGCAGATGATTGTGTTGGCGTTGGGTGCGATGACGACGTTGCTGCTACTCAATGGCATCCCCATCAACTCAATCACGTTCGGGAAGTTCCGCATCGACTTCGAGGTCACCAACGGAGATGATGAACAATCAGATTCTCGTTGAGTCGATTCTCCTGTTCGTCATCGGGTTCTTACTCTGGTTGACGACACTCATCAAGCAGTTGCACCGCCGGCGACTGCTGAAACGCATCGCTGACATTTTGGCCAGACCTTAAGAGCCGACAAGGGGATAGACGGACATGGCCGCAGATGCGTATTGGTTCGACGAGGGGACCATCACAGTCAAGGACGGAAACGGGGATACAGCCATCGCCGGCATCCTCGGATTGACCGTCACGCCACAGTTCCAGTCCGTGCAGCAGTTGTACACCGCCGACTCCGTGTTCATCGAGTCGCAGAAGCAGGCGCAGTACCGCGTCCAGGTCACGCTTGAGTACACGAAGTTCGACATCGACGCAGCGCAGGAGTGGCTGTCGGGCGACGGCACAGCGACGACGACAGAGGTCGACACATCGACGCCACAGAAGTTCGACATCAAGGCGGTGTCGTCCTCGACCGACGGCAGCATCGAGCGGACGATTGAGGTGACGGGCGTGACGTTCGACCAGTTCCCCATCATCGACGGGCGACTCAACGAGTACGAGTCCTACAACCTGACCGGCGTCGGCGAAAGGGTTTCACAGTTGGAGGACACGACAGCATAGTATGGATGATGACTTTCTGGGCGAGGGTGGCGCGGCGATACTCGACGAGTCGCGGGGGTCGAAGCGCGAGTCGGACCGTGAGCGGCAGGAGTTCTTAGAGACGATACGCGACACCGACCAGGCCGAACTCATCGAGACGAAGGTGACGCTCGTCGACGGGTTCGCCGTCACGGTCAGCACGAAGCTGGATGGACACGTCACTAAAACGATGGCTGACATCGACCGGCGGGTCGAGTCCATCGAGTCCGGCGAGGGCCGGGCGTATGAACTGCAAGAGGTGGCCGAACTGACAGCCGAGTTGATGTCGTCGGTCATCGCCGAGGACCACTTCGACCAGTCCCTGTTCATGGAGGTGTACGACTCCGAGGGGATGGAGGTGCTCGTCGGCATGATGGAACGTGTGTTCGAGGGCATCAACGAAGAACGGAAGCGCCGCATGGGTGCGGCGGATGGGTTTCGCGCTACATAGTTCACAAGGAATGATGTGGGCGTTGGCCTGCGAACTCACGGGTGCGTGGCCATCGGAGGTTGCGGCACGTCCTGACCTCGAAGTCTACCTGACAGCCCAACTCGCACACCGGCTGTACAAGGAGCGCAACAAGAACGTCGACCAGACGCCACAGGTTTAGCCATCCTTTTTGACCGCGGGCGGGGATAGACAGCTATGTTCGAGACGGAAGAGTTCTTAATCGCCATCCGCGAGGAGGGGTCGGAACTCGTTCGAGATAGCCTCGAAGGCGTGTCGTCAAAGTTTAACGACGTCGTGCAAGAGGTGTCGGCGGGTGCCGACGAGATGGAAGCGTTCTCGGAGCGCTATGCCGGTGCGGCTGCGGTCGCCGTCGCGGGAATCACCGTGGCGTCGGCGGGGCTGCTGTCGCAGGTGCCAATCATCGGCTCCGTGTTCGAGGCCTTCGGCGGCATCATCGAGGCCGTCGCTTACAAAATCGACGAGGTGCTCCGACCGGCGTTGCAACCTGTTGTCCAATTCTTGTACGACATCGAGTCCGCCGTCTACGATGCCGAAGGACCGCTGGGTACGTTCATCGGTGTGTTTGGTCTGCTTGCTGCTGTTGCGGGTACGGTCCTCGGTACAATCGTGTTGGTGGCCTCGCAGTTGCTCGGATGGCCCGCCGTCTTCGCAGCCGCTGCCGCAGCGGTCAAGACAGTCGTGGGGGCCGTGGTCGGACTCATCGGCACCTTCTTGGGATTACCTGCGATTGTCCTCCTCGCCATCGCAGCAGCAGCCGCCTTCGCCGTTGCGTGGCTGACGAACTTCCGAGGCACCCGCGACAAGACGAACGAGATTGTCGGTCAGATAAAGGAGTACCTCATCGGACTCGGTGCCGACATCCTCGAATGGGCACGCGGCATCGACCTGTCTGACTTCATCGGAGCCTTCCGGTCGGTGGGCGCATCGGTCAAGTCATTCCTCGACGGACTCATCGACGACATGGTGCAGAAGGGCAAGGACCTCATCAACTCGTTGGTCAGCGGCATCATGGCAGCCATATCCAACACGGCGGGGTGGGTCGCAGACCTCATCACCGGTGGTGGTTCGGCATCGGTGCAGGCCGACATATCACAATCGGGGTCGGACTCCTCGCAGGTCGGACCGGACCGTGGGCCGACGTTCGGGCAGCAGGCGAGCGTGACGTACAACTTCAACCTGGATGATGCCTCGGTGGCGGAGTCCAACTCGCGTGCCACCACGACGACGACCAACGCGAATGGTGGCATCAGCAGATGACCTCCGTCACGCTGACGAACGGAACGACCACCGTCGACATCCCACTGCTCGACACCGGCGGCACACCGCTGTTCATCGCATCGTTTGGAAAGCCGCATCAGTCTGTCAAAGGCAGGGGCGGGACACTCGACCCGCGGGTGTTCGACCGCGAGTCGGGGCTGGTCAACTACAACATCGTCGGGAGACTGTTCGACCATGCCGAGGCCATCAGCCTCGCCGACCTCGTCAAGTCGTTCGACCCCGACAACCCGCTCCGGTTGCAGAACCCACTGCCGGAACACCCCGACGAGACGCTGGTCATCCCCGGCGCTGGTAGCGACGGTGCGCTGACGTTGGAGTATCCGTTCGGGCATACGGACTACGTCAACGTACAACTCACACTGACTCGGGCCGACGAGGTACGCGGAACGGGGCAGGTGTTGGCACAGACACCGACGGCGACAGGCACCGGCCCCGTGCAGATTGTGACCGAGAACCGCCGCCTCGACATCGCCGAGTCGCTATCGGTGACGCGGACGGTCGGCAGGCCGAACGACGTCGCACGGAAGACGCCTGTCACGCAGGACCCGAAGGTGACGATGAAGCGGAAGATTACCTACGATGCGTTCGAGGTGCGCTTTGAGTTGACCTCGGACGCCGTCGAGTTCATGTCCAACTTTACCGACGATGTGTTCCGCAACCAGTACGGTCGCCGTGGTATCGGCCTCGACTTCAACGGGGTCTTCGGCATGGGCGCGTTCCCGGTCGCGACCGTCGGGTCGCAACCGTTGCGCGAGATACGGACCGCCGGCGAGACCGATACCATCACCGTGAGTCAACTCGACCTCCGCGTCATCTTCAACAACAACAACCCGATAGGTCAAAGTTAATACGTCGACAGGTGCATGAGCAGACATGGTCAGTACCGGCTATACCGACGTTGGCGAAGAGTGGTCACAGAAGTTGACATGGAGGTCCGACCTCATCGCACGAGACGCGACACTTGATGTGTTGCTGTATGATGACGCAACAGATGCGTTAGATGACACCTCGGACATCGGGGACATCACCACAGAGTTGACGGGCGGAAGCTATGCGAGGCAGACGCTCAACCTTGATAGCAGTGACATCACCCTTGAGGTGAACAATGGCAACTTGCGAGTCATCGGGACAGTGACGTTTGACCTCAACGGGGTCACCGGCACGTTCGACTCCTACGGCTTGATAAACGACTTCACCTCCGATGTCGTCAACACCGAGACCTCGGATAATCCGCACCTCATCGCCACAGCCACGCTCGACGGTGGCCCGTACTCTGCCGGCAACTTCGCAACGTTCGGTGTCCAGTTCCGGGGCGACCTCGACTGATAGCAGATGTCTGACCGGACCATCAACTTCGGGTCAGACGACACCGAAGCGACATATCAGATACAGGACGACGACCCCGTGGGGGGAGGCAACTTCGTCGTCAACGACCTCGACGCAGCCACGGCCATTCTCCAATATGACCAGGCGAATGACAAGTGGGTCATCGTCGAGATTGATGTCACTACCATCAACGGCGCTGACACATCCGTCGCCGCGGCAGACGAACTGCTATCATCCGACGGTTCTGGCAACCTGACATTCACCTCCGGCAGTGTGACGATTAACGGCAACACTGTCGCCCTCGGTGGTAGCGTGACGTTGACTGCATCGGACGTTGGCGCGGTGGACAGTTCCAACTTCCCGGACTTGCAGTTCAATGGGAGTACCGTCGATTCAACTGACACAATCAACTTCATCCCAGAGTAATGCCCATAGAAGTCAACGGACAAACTGTTGGCGACATACAGTTGAATGGCAACACCATCGGTGAAGTGCAGGTGGACGGGACGACAGTTTACACATCGGTGGTGCCAATCCCCACGAACGGCCTTGAGATACACCTGACTGTCAGAGACCCGAACAGCTACCCCGGCAGCGGTTCAACGTGGTTTGATATATCGGGAAACAATCGGGACCATTTTACCAATGCCACGTTCACTCAATTTGACGGCGTTGATGCGTTTGACACTTATTCAAACGATAGAATCGTTGGGTTCTCCGAGTCACCCACCATCGCATCGACATACACGTACATAGGCTGGGCCGTGGAAACAACAGAATCTGGGACGTGGAGGACGTTGTGGAGGACAGAACCTGATGACCACCCTCTGCTTGTTCTTAGTGGCGGGACCGCCATCGGGTCATATGAAAACGGTGGTAGTGATTTTCGTTCATCTGGACTTGACGTTGTGAATGACAATGCCCGCAACAATTGGACCATGTACACTGTAAGGGGCAACTCAAACAACACGATGACATTTTACCTCGACAGAAGACGCGCATCTGGCAGCATCGGGGAAAATCACGTCCCCGGTAACAGGCATGATGCCTTTGGAGGTGTGGATTCTGGGGGGCAAGAATTTCCATACGTGGGAGAGATGTTGTTATACAACAGAGCCTTGGCAGATAGCGAAATCGACGCTGTTTACGATGCCACAGCGCCATTCTTCCAGCCATGACCCTCAACTCCATCTCGGGCATCGTTGAAGATGAGAACTTCAAACCGGTCGATGGCGCGACCGTTGCGCTGATGTTACAGAGCGGTGGCACTGTCGTGGAATACACGGCCACAGACGCAAACGGCTTCTACGAATTCACCACGCACAACGACTCGACCGTGACCGAGCAGCAGTGGCACGTTGCTGTCTATGACGACCAGGCTCCTATCTACAACGACTTCTCTAAGCCGTTCATCACCGCGGTGTTGAACAACCAGTTCGGAGAATTTTCCGTCGGGACAAGCTACGGCGGTAGGCGATTTGAGCCGTTCACGGTGAGTCGAATGGAACCCAGTCCCTCCAACAAGTTCGAGTTCTTCGTCGACGAAACTGGCGGGTTCGGAGTGCTTGATTCTATGACGATGAAGCCCGATGGCTCAAGGTTTCATATTATCACAGGAGACGGCGGGGGGACGAAGGACGAGTCATTGTTGCAACTCGACTGCTCTGTCCCATCCGACTTCTCGACCGCGACCATCACCGCCCAAACCACTTACGAGACTGTCGATGAGTTCCGACAATCAATAACGTGGGCAGACTCGGGGAACAAGTTCTATGAGGTTGCCAACTTCAATTGGGTTCAATACTCTGCATCGACGCCCTATGACATCACGACATTGACATTGGAAAAGAAGATTGAAAATGTAGTCGTAGAGGGGAAGACACTCAAATGGAACGATGACGGAACGAGGTTCTTCTCGCCCGGTTTAGGCGACATCGACGCATACGATGCACAGTCACCTTACGATATAGAGAACGCCACGTTCGCACATAGAAAAAATGGTTTTTCTCGACCGGAATACCAACTGGTAGATATTGCATTTAGCAACGATGGGATGAAGCTGTTCGAGATGTATGATGGCCCGCCGAGTGTCATAGTCGAACTTGCACTGCAAGCACCGTATGATGTGTCCGGGACGACAACCGAAGTAGATTCATTTGACGGACTCGGAAACGAACTTCGCGAGGCAGAGTGGCTGGGTGACGGAACGATTTTGTACGATGTTAATGACAGTAGGATACAGGCGTTTCGAGTATGACCGACATTGACCCATCGGACAGTCGAGAGATTGTTGGTTCGGAGTTACTCAAGGGTCCCATCAACGTCGGAGGCGAACTCAACGTCGGAGGCGAACTCAACATCGACACGGACGCCGGGATATTTGGAACTGTCACGGATGCGAGCGGTGCACCCGTCGAGGGTGCCCTGTTAAAGTTGTTCCTACAAGACAACGGCTTTGCACTCGAAACGACGACCACCGACGCGAATGGAGAATATGAGTTCCTCCGTCACGTCGATGCGACGGGGTCAGAACAAACCTGGCACGTCGTTGCAAGCTACGAAGAAGGCGGCGATGAGTTCTTTGCGAAAAGCCAGTTCGGGGTGCAGTCTGCGCTGGGAGGTTTCAACGTCGATGCTACCGGAGGCACGACCGTCACGACAATCACAGACGCGAACGGAGATAGGTACAGAGTTCACGCATTTGAGAATGTGGGGTCCGATACGCTGACTGTCACAGAAGCGTTCGGTGGGTCTACCATTGATGTGCTGGTCGTCGCAGGCGGCGGTGGTGGCGGGAATGGAACCAACGGCCTGGGTCAACAGAATCACACTGGTGGAGGTGCGGGCGCGGGCGGATTGATTTACCGACCAGACTTGCCCGTGTTGGAACAGACGTACAATATACAAGTGGGTGATGGCGGAACACCCAATGCACAAGGTGAGAACTCCTCGTTTGGTTCGCTGATAGCGATAGGTGGCGGGAACGGAGGTTCAAGTGGGTGGTTTGGCGTCGAAGAACCGATAGAGACCACAAGGGCTGGCGATGGCGGGTCCGGTGGAGGACAGGGGAATCCATTTGAACAGTTCAAGGGGGAGGGTGTGCAGCCTGACCAACCCGGAGATTCCGGCGCGTTCGGTTTCGGCTCGGACGGTGTGTTTGGGACTAATGATAACAGTATAGGCACCAGCGGTGGTGGCGGCGCTGGTGGTAGCCCCCCCGGTGGCGACGGTGACACAACTGGAGGTCCCGGTTTAGATTTATCTGACGAGTTCGGGACGGCATTTGGAGATGCCGGTGTGTTCGCATCCGGTGGTGCGGGCACCGGCGCTCAAGCCCGACCGGGTGGTGGGGCGGACGGAACGCCGATTGGTCAGTTCACTCAACCTGACCCGGCACAAGCCAACACAGGTGGCGGGGGCGGCGGTGCCTATACAGATGCCTACCAAGGGTTTGTACCTGGAGGACTCGGCGGGAGCGGGGTTGTGCTCGTAAGGTACAGGATATGACTTACACTCCTCCAGACAACGAGAACGTCGACTTTGAGTTGGAACTGTTTGGCGGCCTCGAATCAGATGAGGTCGACTTCGCACTTCGACCACCGAGCGCCTTCGGAAACTTCTCGACACAATCGTCATTCACCTCTGACAAGTCCGGGCAAGCAGCCGGTGCGTTTGACATCGCAGGTGAGTTCACCTCTGACAAATCTGGACAAGCAGCCGGTGCGTTTGACATCGCAGGTGAGTTCACGTCAGATAAGTCTGGGCAAGCGGTCGGTGTATTCTCGATACCGACGCTTCAAACAGGAATACGTTCTGGTGCTACGGCAGACAGTCTCACAATATCAATCGCGTTCTCTGCACCAATCGGCGGCGGGGCCGCAGGGTCATTCGATGTTGCTGCAAGCAACAGTGGCATCAGGTCAGGGACAGACGGGAGCCTCGCGGCGAACGCCGAGTTCGATGCCATCCGTTCCGGCGCGACTGCCTTGCCGTACAGTCCCAGCATCGCGTTCTCTGCACCAATCGGCGGTGGGGCCGCAGGGTCGTTCAATGTCACTTCAACCAGCAGTGCCATCAGGTCGGGGGCAGACGGCACCTTCGCGTCCAGCACGGAGTACGACGGCATCCGTTCGGGCGCGACTGCCTTGCCGTACAATCCTACAATCTCATTCACGTCGGACAAGGCCGGCAGTGCTCAAGGCACCATCACGGCGACGGCGTCGTTCACCCACGGCCCACACGGTGACACGTTCGCTGTATTGGATTATGCGTTTGAGTTCGGAGGCAGGCCGCAGATAAATGGACAGTTCGCCGTGTCTTCCTCCTACGAGTCTGACCGCGGTGGGAGTGCACAAGCCAACTTCGTGCCTTCGTCTTCTGTCGGCATCGTCACGCAAACAGCGCAGCCATTCACCCAACCGATTGGCGCGTCGTTGTTGTCTACGGGAGATAACCTCCCCCTCGGGACACAAGAGACCCAAGGTGTCTTCCTCGCACAGCCCGGCTATGGAGGTACAATCGCACCATCAGGTGTGCAAGCATACACGTTCACTCCGGGGATGCGTGCTGTCGATGCGACCTCCGACGTCGCACCGGTGCAGTGGCGGGCGTTGCTCGACGGCACCGATGTCGTCGACGAGGTGTATGACGTCTACGTCCGCGACACGGCGAACCCGTTCGGCAACTACGCGAAGTTGTACATGGACGACGATGCCGGCACGCTGTTCAAGCAGTTCCGGCGTGGGCAACTCGTCACGGTAGAGTACTCGACGAACGATGGCGTCACGTTCGACGAACGGTTCATCGGGTACGTCGTCGAGGCGCGGGAGAACGAACGCAACGGTGCCGACGTGTTGGCGGTCACGCTCTACACCTTCGACCAGTTCTTGCGCCGGAGCAAGGTGTCGACCGACCTGTCCGGCAAGCGCATCTCGGAGGCACTCGCACTTATCATCCAGAACGACACACCTGTGCAGTTCGACTCCGCACAGGTGGATGTCGGCGATGACGTCGAGTTGCGTCAATCGTTCAAGGGTGAGCCTGTCGAGGAGACGTTGCAGCAACTGCGGTTCAAGTCAGTGAACGAGGAATTCGGTGTCGACCGCGATGGAACGTTCTTCTTCCGACCGCCGGAGACCCGCATCATCGAACGCGGCATCACCGATGTCGACTGGTTCGACTACGACATCCCGCGGGAGGGCAAGGAGTCCGTGAACGAGGTGGCGGTCTACTACAACGACGACAACGACGTGGTCGTGGTCGACGACGGCGCAGACAAGCAGCAGTTGCAGGAGTCGCTGTCGCTTGTCTCACCCGGCACGCAGTCGGTCGAACTGTCGAGGCCGAACATCGACAACATCCTCG